CTACTTATATATCTCCCGAACGTGACGTTGAAACAGTCTCTATCCCCGGAAGGAATGGAGATTTACTAATAGATAATGGTAGATATAAGAATGTCACGATATCCTATCCTGCATACATTTTAAGGAAATTCCGCGAAGCATCATATTTCGATGCGTTAAGGGCTTTCTTTATGGCGAATAATGGATATCAGCGTTTAGAGGATAGTTTTCATCCCGAAGAATATAGGATTGCACGATTAAAGACAGCAATAAGCCCCGATGTGTACGACAAAGCAAAGACAGGCGAATTTGAACTTGAATTTGATTGTAAGCCCCAGAGGTTTCTTAAACGTGGTGAAAGGGTTAAAACCTTTACAGCGGATGGGGTGATAATCAACGATACTCTTTTTGCTTCAAGACCTTTAATAAGAGCATACGGAACAGGAACATTCTATATAGGTAATTACGGTGTCACCATAAGCAATGCGGATGTCTATACAGATATAGATAGCGATATCATGGACTGTTACAAGGGCACAGCGAACAAGAACGCCTATGTATCAATGAATGATTTTCCTTTATTGGTTCCGGGCAACAACGGGATCACTTTAGGCGCGGGCATTACACAGATTGATATTACACCGAGGTATTTTACATTATGATACCGATTTTATACGCGGCAGACGCGACAAACTTCACATCAAACGGTCTCGGTGGACTTTCCGACTGTATTTCATGCATAGTCACGGAAGAGAGAAACGGACAGTATACGTTAGAAATGGTCTACCCGATAGGTGGGTTGAAATATTCTAATATAACTTATTCTTCTATTATAAAAGTAATCCCGTCAGACGGTGCAGAGGCACAGTTGTTTAGGGTATACAAAATTAGCAAACCGCTAAACGGGAAAGTAACAATAGAGGCCGACCATATCTCATATCAATTAACCCATATACCCGTAGGGCCCTTTACAGCGTCAAACGCGGCGGGCGCTATGGCGGGGTTAAGTACATATTCACTCGAAACTAATCCTTTTACGTTTTGGACGGATAAAACTACCACAGCAGACTATACCCAAACGATACCCGAGTCTATTCGCTCAAGGTTGGGCGGCTCAACAGGCTCTATTTTGGACGTATACGGCGGGGAGTTTGAATTCGATAATTACACAGTCAAACTTCACAATAATCGAGGTGCGGACAGAGGCGTGACCCTTCGGTATGGAAAAAATATAACCGACATCCAACAAGAGGAAAATATAGCCAACACTATAACAGGCGTATGTCCTTATTGGACGGACGGGGAAAGCACAGTCACAGGGGCTATTCAATATACAGACAATTATCAGAATTTTCCTTACAAAAGGACAGTCGTTAAAGATTTTTCGTCCGATTTCGACAATACTCCCACAGCGGCAGACCTTGAGACTAAAGCCCAAGAGTATATATCGGAAAATGAGTTAGGTATTCCGTCAGTCAGTATAGACGTTTCTTTTGTAGCGCTATGGCAGACCGAGGAATACAAACAAATAGCAAACCTTGAACGGGTTAGATTATGTGACACGGTTAAAGTGGAATTTGAGAAACTCAATATTTCCGCCACAGCTAAAGTAGTAAAGACTGTTTATAACGTATTGTTGGGAAGATACGACAAAATCGAAATTGGCTCAATTAAGTCTACGTTAGCGGGGACATTAACCGATAATTTCAATAACACATACGAAAAAATAAAACAGTCCAGTACACAATTAGAGTTAGCGCAGAAACGCGCCACGGAATTAATCACGGGGCAAAAAGGCGGTTACGTTGTCTTGAATCGAGACGGGAACGGTTATCCCTATGAAATTCTAATAATGAACACGCCCTCAATAGATACGGCAACAAAGGTATGGCGGTGGAATAATTCGGGGTTGGGTTATTCGAGTACGGGTTATGAAGGGCCTTATGGGTTGGCCATGACGAGTGACGGGGCAATAGTCGCGGACTTTATTACGACAGGAACGTTGGATGCGTCGCAAGCGACCATAACGAACATAAACGCGGATAATATAAACACAGGTTCGCTTACTGCTTCAAGCGGCGCAAATAATTTTACGTTAAATGTCGGGACGGGAACTCTTTCTTGGAATATGGAAGGATCATCAATGACGAGCACCGGAGCTTTAACCTTAAAAACAAAACTTAATTGTAGGGCTATTGATACAGGAGGCGAGGGCGGAAGCATATACGGTTATGATATACATGGTCACGATTTGAAAATAAGTGATGATGTAAGTATAGGCGGCAGTTTTAAAATTGGCAGCCATAAAGGATATTCCGGTGATTACGACCTTGACGGAAAACGGTTTAAATTCTATCAAGGCATTCTTTACGACGTAGATTCAATATAAAGGAGGGAAAATGGAAGCACGACAGATAACATTGAACTTGGTTCCCGGTGGAGTGATGCCCCGGATCCATTGTTCGCAGTATGACAAAGGTGTGCCGGTTGAAGTCACTATATACGATGGCGATACAACCTACACGGTGCCCGAAGATGCAACAGTATACGTGCAGGGGGCAAAGTTAGACGGTACATTATATCAGTATGAATGTACCTATAGTGGGTCGGTAGTTTACTTCGACCTTACTATCCAGATGACAGTAATCGCAGGAGATAATATCGCGGAGCTGTCAATATATGACTCAAACGAGGACATAGTTGGTACGTGTAATTTCGTTATCGACGTAGAGGATTCGGCTTTACAAGACTCAAGCGAAACTTCATATAATGACATACCAGTTATAGCAGACTTGCCAGGTCTTGTAAAGACCGCAGAAGAAGCGGCACAGACCGCAGTAGATGCGGTCGAAGAGATTGACGTTGACATGGATGAGGTACGCGAGGCGGTTTCAAAATCTTCAACAAGCGCACAGCTTGCAAGCGGATATGCGGTAGATTCCGAGAATTACTACTTACTGTCTAAATCCTATGCGGTTGGTGATGCGTCAAGGGTTGGCTCTAGTGTCGATAACGCAATGTACTATATGAATTTAGCTAAAGGCTATTCAGAGGACACAGCCGAGGACGTACAGACAGTTGAAGAACTCATGGAAGACCTTGAGGAAATCGAAACACGCACTAAAGGCTATTCCGATAGCGCGGCACTCTCAAAGACTTCCGTTGATACTCTCTACAGTCAGACTGTAATTGCTAAGACTAGCGCGGATTATTTCGCTACGTTGGCGGAATCTTGGGCACACGGACAGACGGGAATAAGACAGGACGAGAGTATTGACAATGCCATGTATTGGGCAAATAAAGCTCAAGCGGTAGCAAAGACCACAGTAGACAGCGCGTTCTCTACTTCAAGCGTTAATCCTGTTGAAAACCAAGTAATTACAAACGGACACGTTAATGTTAACGTCAACCAAGAGAACGGTGTTCACGGATTAAGGTATTGGCAAGACGAACTTTCCTATTACGATTCGGACGATAATACGTGGAAGGAAATCACAACAGGCGGAGGTGGCGGATTTAAGTTAGACCCGCCCACAGACGTTTCTTTCACTAATTTAGACGAGTCGTGTGAGATTAAATGGAATGACCCCGATGATATATATGTTGACGGACATTTAGTTGCCGAGTGGAATGGCACTATAGTAATAAGAAAAGTTGGGTCAGCTCCCACAGGAAGATATGACGGAACCATAGTTGTTGATTCCAAAGTCAGAGACCAATATACCACTAATGGTTACGTAGACACAGGATTAACAAACGGAACTACGTATTACTATGGAATATTCCCTTATACAGACGGTGGTCTATATACGTTGTCGAGTGTAACGACCTTCACTCCTAGTGCGATATATCCGTCAGCTCCTACCAATGTATCGGTAGAGGGGCAGAATGGGAGAGCAAAGGTAACCTTCACTAAACCCGAAGATGCCACAGGAATAAGGCTTGTATACGGAACCACAGACCCGTCAGACGAGACAGACGGAACTTACGTTGACGGTATTACTTCCCCATATACGGTTAATGACCTTGTTAATGGCACTCAATACTACTTCAAGGTTTATGCATATAATGCAAAGCCGAGATACACGGGTGCGGCAACAGTAACCGCGACTCCCGCTCCTGTTACGTTGGATATAACAGCTATAAATGATGATTTCATAGGCGCGACAGTAACAGCAACAAAGGACGGTACAGCTTACACAGCAACAGTCGGTAATGACAAAAAGGCTACCATAGTAGTAGGTGAGGTTGGTACATGGGTGGTAACCAATACGGTAACTCCCGCGTCTCTTTCGGTGGTATGTTCAGAGTATAAGACCTATGAGGTTAGCTTAAGCCTTGCGTCAATTAAGATTACCGCCAACAAGGACATATTTATCGGGAAAACAGTCACAGTTACAGACGGAAATGATACATATAGTCAAGTTGTGCCTAACGAAAAGGAATTGACCTTCTATGTTGGGTCGGGTACATGGACTATATCAACCAACCTAAACGGTGATACATGGTCGGTTAATGTTAATAGTTATACACAGTTTACCGCAACGATAGACGCGGCAGAGGTAACAGTTAGCTTACTAGACGGTGGTGTAGCGTCCGAGACTCCGTATGTTGGTGATACGATTACATTCACAGACGGAACTTACCCGCAGACCGCGACAGTAGTAGCGGGAACTGATACCTACAAGGTGTATTTAGGTAAAGGTACATGGACGGGTAGCATTGACGCAGATTTTTATACGTCTTCCGACAATGTAAGCTTGACTTTATCTGATTACACAGCAACAACAGCAAGTTTCGACTGTGCAACATTGACTGTCACAGTAGATAACACAAAGCTTCTCGCAGATTCGACACCATACTTTGAGAATGCGACTATTTCGGTAACGCAAGGGCTTGTTTCGCTTACTTATGCCTTGTTAGCGTCTGAATACTCTCATGCGTTCAAGGTTGGTAAGGGTTCATGGGTATGTTCTACTAATAAGGTCACAACACCACAGACAGTAAGTGTTAGCACTTATACAGCTTATTCACAGACTGTAAGCGTAGCATTGATTAAGGTAACGTTCGATTCGTCAGACTTTGAAGGCGGTACAGTAACGTTCACTCCCTCAAGTGGTACAGCAACAACACAGACTATACCAAACGGAC